TCCATACCTCCACTGCATATGGCTATGGCGTGTGTCATCCCGGGTCCCCTCTCCTTACTGATTCACAGGTCGGCTAGACATGGACTGGAAACAGCTTTTCGGTGCGACCAGACTTGTGTCGAGTTATCTGGCCACGTTGGTCAAGTGTTTGGAAGATGTTATCCGCCTCGCGTGCAGTAAGATGATACGTCTGCATTAGAGTAGAACGAGTGACACCTTCGTGTTTACTGATGGCTCTGCGGATGAGTTCAATCTGACGTTCCGACGTTGTCTGCCCGATGTTGTTTAGGACCATCAAGGTGTGTTCTCGCCATTGCTCGACGTACCAGAATGCTTTGACGATGTCCCGTAGGTTAACCACAACAGTATCGTTATAAGCACGACTGGCGGCGATAAGAACAGCAGCCTTGAGTCCAGACTTAGCAAGGCGATCAAAGCACGGAGTAAGAACCTCTTCATTGAATCCTTTCAGTCCGCCCGCGAGCAGGTCAGCTTCGAACTTGTTGTATCGCTGCCATGCTTCAGGAGTCAGTGATGCTTTGTATGTGCGTGGTCCTTCGATGTTTCGACCGTTTGCATGCACGATCGTTACTGCCCGGTAGTGTGTTGTAAGCTCTGTGAACTTTGCTACAAGTCGATCCCTGCCAGCGAGGCTAGCACTTGTTGGCGGTCCAAGTGGTCGCAGACGTGTAAGGTCACTCTCCGCTGTGATGAACACGAAGCGAGGAAGGAACCCAGAAGTAGCATATTCGATGTTAAGTAATGATAGGACACGATCTTTGATGCCGCCTGCGAACATGATGAGCACAGGATCCCGAACCTCAATGACATCCTTTCGGAGGACACGCTTCTGAAACTTACCATCGTACAGCTTGGTGAGTGTCTCAGCCATCCCTGCATAGTAGTCCTTCTTGGTTATGGACTCAAGGAGGCCGCTGAACTCGTCACGCAGAAAGACGCTCGGGCGGCCAGGGCGCATCGAAAGTGATGTGAACAATCCCTCGATCGACCCGTCCGTCGCAAGCACCGCATCGGAATCGATATCCGCTACTAAGTCCATCGCGACATCCATCGCAGTCGTCTTGCGGGTTAAGGTAGTGTCCGCCAATATCATGAACCACAGATTTGGCTTCAACGTCCCGTAGAACGTGGGGAGCTCCACATTGCCGGCAAGTAATGATGACAGTATTACGAACGCGCCAGCCTGATGGTACTGCCAAGCGGCGTCGCCTAGTTCGCTTGCCCATTCGATGTACTCCTCCACGATAGTTCGATCACGTTCGGCGTCTTTGCGCTCCTCATCAGTGAGCAATGGGATGTCTTTGGCCCTCTGGGAAACAAATGTATGCGCTTCGGTGTAGGCCGCGAACGCTCTACATACTTCCTTCCAGAGCAGTGTTTCGGGTTTGTTGTCTCGCTTGTACTTGTTACAAGCAGCAGCCTTAGCTACTGTGAAGACTTCCTCCTGGGTCAAGCCTGCCTCAAAGAGCATGGCTTCCATCTGCCACAGGTACTTAGACCAGTCGTCATCAGGTTCCGTCTTGAACAACTCAAATACCGGTGGAGGTATTCTCGTTCTGTACTTGTCAAGGATTGCGTCGGCGTCGAGTACTAACGCATCAGGCTCTGGAAACGGTATGTCATTGTACTCGTAGCCCTTGACCTGTGGGTACTTGTCGAAGTCCTTAACTGTGTACTTCTTGTTCCTCGACACACGTGGCTCGACCATTGGTACGTCGATACCACTAACGTTGTCGTACTTGTAGTTGTACGTGAACGGAACTCGAAGTACCTGAGTTAGATCCCAGCCGCTTGTGTCGGCACCCTTATCGCGGTGGTAGTACGCGATGCGTCGATTGATGTCCTCAGCCTGTGCTGGATCGATTGCCTCTTCAAACACCCACAGCGCTTGCCAACGTCCTGGGGAACTCTCGATTGTGATTGTTGGTGGTACGAGAAGTTCGTCAGGGTGACAATGATCAAGATCCGCCCAGGCTATTGGACAGGCTCCAGCGTATTCTTTCTTTCTCTCAGGCCTGGTAAGGAGTTGTGTACAATAGTACACGTCGTGTCCAATAACACTACGTTCTACGAAGGCAACGATCTTGTCGTACTCAGTAGGCCACTTGAAATATTCGTCTTCCCACAACTTTGACTGAATATCTCTCCTGCTCAGACAGACGTAGGCCTCGTTGTCTTCACCGAATACGTATCGGAAGAACGAGGACCACTTATTGGAAAGTTCGTTCACGGCTTTCGTCGATGCTCCTTCCCACAACGAGTAGGTGGCGGGACTAGACCTCCCCTGCAGCAGTTACAGTCTAGCCCCGCCACGATCAACTACGGCAGCGGCGTGTCCGAGGTTGCTGACGGAACTTCGCCAGTGTAGGGACGGAACGACTTCCACTCGTTCTGATACTCACCCTCGACGACTCGTCCCTCCTTGTCCTTCTTGGAGGTGACTGAAGCCTTGGCGAGTAGGTCCTTACCGACTACGTCGACGATCTCGAAGTCGAGGTCGGCACTGCAGTCGATCCCAGTTGCACTGAGAAGGCCCTTGAGTGTGAACAGAGCGTGGGGAAGCAGAGACGCGTTCACCCAGCCCTTGCGGTTCTCGAACTCACCGTCCTGAATCGTGAGCTCCCAGTTGATGTACTCGGCGCCTGGGTTCTTCGCGTTGGGTCCGGACTCACGAACTTCGCCGTCCGTCACCTTCATGTGATACCAGCCGCTGGGTACGGGCTCTGAGAAGTCACGTACCTCCACTCCGCTGAAGTTGACTTTGAATCCCACTGATGTTGTTCCTCTCTGGTTGTTATTGCTTGTCTGCTGTTATGTGTTCGAGGATCTCACGCATCGTTGGGGACTTGATGACCGAAGGGAGACGATCACTTCTGTCCTTCGCAATGGTGTCCTCTGTTTGCATTGAGAGCAGGAGTCGTTGGTTCTCGTACTCCGTGGGTGCCGTCCCTGCAATAGGTACGGGCTTCACGTAGTAGTAGGCAACGATGTCCAAGAAGCCTGCAACTTCACCTGAGAGCTTACCACTCAGGCTCGGCTTCCTCTCAATGGCACCTGTCTTCGGGTTCTTGTCTTCAACCACAAGAGCCGTGAAGATCGCTGTCATCGGCAGATCACGAAAGGCTCGCACCATCTTCCTGATCTGCTCGATGTTCTTGCCCCACTCGCGGATCGACGGGATGTCGGGATCACGGTCGCTGTTGCGCGGATCCTTCATCAAGTCGTCCATGATGTTCATCATGCTGAACTTCTGGATCTCGGTCAGCGAGTCGAGCACGACGGTCTTGTACTTGTGATGACCATCGTATAGTTCGTCGTACGCATCCTGCATGTCGGCCCACGTCGATACTCGTAGGACGTCAACAGTCGGGTACAAGTCACGGATCGAGAATGTTCCACCTTCGATGTCGATCAACAGCACGGGTGCGAGTTCGGGAACCTCGGATGCACTCGCGGCCAGACGTGTCTTGCCTACGCCTGATCGTCCGTAGATCAACATGTTCAGGGTGAAGTCTTGGAGAGCTGCAGGTGTTACAGTGAGCTTCCCAAGGTTCGACCTTGTCAGAACGTCGCGGGGTCGTTCTATCGGTGCAACTAGCGATTCGATATCAACTTGTGACAATCGTCCTCCTCCTAGGTACGTTTTCTTTGTGTGTTATAACTTGAAGATGTTCTGGATTTACGCAACCACGAACCTTGCACATGTGGTCGATCTCTAGACCTTCTGGTACTGGACCTACAAAGTGTTCGTACGACACCTTGTGGGCTTGGTACATCACCGACTTAATGGAGAACCTGCCGTAGCCTTGTGCCACGCAGTAGTCGGTCCAAATCCAGCAACCGTTGTTGTCTTCGTAGAACTTCCGCATGAAGCGGTCTAGGTCACGTTGGTGCAATCGTCTCGTCTTCCTGTGGTTCTTTTATGTATGGGGACCCTACTGGTGTGTCTCTGTTTGTGTACATTTCGTTGAGAACAAATGACTCGTCGCTGCCGTCCATGTTCGCCAAACACGGTGCACGGAACATACAGTACCCGCACTTGAAGCGCGACGGGTTTGGGTAGATCAAAGGGTTGGACAACATGTCGATTGCTTCGAGACAGATCTGGTGGCCAAGGAACTCCAGCTCGAAGTCGTTGTACATCACCGACGAACGACGGAAGTACTTGTTGCCTTGGTTCAACAAGAACGCCAGCATGGTGTCGTACAGCCCTGCCTCGTAGGCTGCTGTGTCCTCTTCCATCACGGTCTTCTTGTACAGATCGTACGAAGTGTCCTGTGACATGTTGACTGAGTACCACCGACCCTTACGCTGCACCTTGTTCATTGCCGGTGGCTCAGGTATGCCCTTGTAGAGTTCGTTGTAGATCACACCCTTCACTTTGACACCGAGTTGCTTTTGGATTGCCCAGACGTAGGACTTCATCTGTTCGTCCATCTCAAGGTGTGCTAGTACGTCGGCTCTGATCTGTCCAGCTGTCTTGTGGTCGTCGATCCAGTAGTTGCCGTGTTCGTCAATGATGACTAAGTCGATGCGGCCTTGATACACTACTGGAACGTAGTCGAGGTCTTCGTTCAGCTTAGTGAGGTCCCCATTCTCGTCGCGAGAGAACCCGCTGGGTAGGCTCAATCCCGGTGGTACGGGAATGGGGACCTCGAACTCGACTTCGACGTACATAGGAGTGAACTTGTCGTGCTCGCGGGAGTATGCGAAGTAGTT